GCATCTCCGTGCTGGAGTCGAAGTTGATTCCCGCGTGTGTGGAGTTGTCGGGACTCGTAGTCATGTCCGTTTGGGGCTTTTGGTCCAGCACCGCGCGCGATCAGTAATTACTTTTTTACTTACGGTGAGTCAGTGCAGGTTAGGCCGACCTTTCCTCCCCTCCGGTGGCCTCATCCGTGGCGAGGCGATCGAGCTTCTCGTCGATCGCCTCCAGTCGGCGGCGCACCTCGCGCAGCTCCCGCCGCTCCTGCTCCATCGCCTTGAGGTACTGCTTGAGGATCCGCTCCGCAGGGGTCTGTGGAACGAACGAGTCAAGGTCGAAGGGCAGCCCGTCCGCGCCGAGGCTCGGTGGCGCGTCTGGGGGCTGGCTGCGGGTCTCGGTGTCGGGGGATGGCTGGCGCCCGGCGTAGATGGCGTCGATGCTGCCCGTCTGCCAGCGGAGCGCCCGTTCCAGGCCGCTCTTGGTGAGCGGGCTGGGTTCGTTCTTGCCGCGCCTGATGGCGCGGAGCGTCTCGACGGTGATCTTTGCTTCCGTCGCCACTTCAGCCCAAGTCATGCCGAGCTGCTGGCGCCGCTGTTCCATCGCGGCGTCCAGGTGTGTGTGGGGGTCCGGCGGTCTGGGACTCACCCGCCCATCATGGACTACAGACCTGCACAGGTCCACCCGTGGTCAGTAGCCATGTCAAGAAGATCTGGCGAGACGTCGCCCCAAATCTGTGCAGATTCATCTCCAGTTTCTCTAGACCGGCATACAGATCTGTACTAATCTCGCCGCCATGCAGGTCACGAGAGCAGACGGCAAGAAAATACGGGCGCTCCGCGAGGCCGCCGACCTCACCGTCGACGAACTCGTCGAAGCCCTCGCCCAGCGCGAGAACATGCGCCGTCACCCCGACACGATCCGCAACTTCGAACTCGGCTACACCCAGCCCGGCTTCAAGCTGCTCAACGCCATAGCGCGCATCCTCGACGTCCCCCGCGAGGAACTCCTCGCCGCCGACGACGATGACGAACAGGCCAGCGCATGAACGCCGCCAGCCCCGTCTACTGCCGGTGCGGCGAACGCCTCCACACCACGCACTGCCTCGCAGCGCTCTTCAAATGCCAGCCACGCTCCATCCGCAGGATGGCGGCACTCGGACGCTGGCCCTCCACCCGCATCCCCGTGGGGAAAGGCGCCGGCGAGTACCGGTTCACCGACCAGATGATCGCCCAGATCATCACCCAAGGTGAGCGCTGGCCCAACGATCCCGCGGACAAGCCCAAGCAGCCGAAGCCCGCCCAGCAGGCGCAGCCGCAGCAGCGCCTTCGCCGCACCCCATCCCCCGTCCCGCCCGCGACCGGCGGCACGGTCCGCCCGCTCGTGGCCAAGCCGCGCCGGAGACCCGCATGACCGACGTCCAGCGCTACGCCGCCGCTCTCGCCATCTGCGGCTTCTCGAAGCGAATGTCGCGCCTGCACGAGCTCGACCTGCGCGAGGCGAAGTTCGACGCCTTCGCGCCCCCGCCGCAGCGCCGCCCGTCCTGACATGGGTGGGGCCCCAACAGGTCGCACTGTCGGGGCCCGCAGACCACCCGCTCACGACCGAATCGCACCAAACGACCAACAGAGAGCAGGAGTCCGTGGATAAGAGTACGACGCTCGCCACCGAGGCGACGACCGAGACGCCCGTCCTCGGCCAGATCGAGTACCGGGTCCGGTACACATGCCTGGACCACGACGGCGACCAGCAGCTCGGCGAGGACATCGCCGAGCACATCCATGACGCGCACATGCTGTGCGCTCAGGTCCTCGCCTACCAGGAGTCCTGGGACCTGCCGGAGGACGCGCACATCGTGTTCCGGATCGACGGTCAGGGCCCGTGGCTGCGCTGGGGCGGTGAGTCCCGATGAGCACTCCGCCCGTCACGGCGTTCGCTGAGACCGCCGCGCTCTACTACCTCATTACCCAGGACCTGGACGAGGCCCGCCGCGTCATCGCCGACATGCTCCCTGGCGAGCGGGCGGCGTATGCCGAGCAGCTTGGACGGCTGCGGACGATGATCGGCCAGCCGTGCGAGAAGTGCGGCGCGTCGACCCCCGTGTCCGAGAGCGTGACGGTCCGGCCTCTCGGACCGGACCGTCGCTACCTGTGCCGGTCCTGCGCAGGCGTGCCCGCCAAGGGCGGTGAGTCCCGATGACCGGCCTCGACACCCTCGCCGCCGCAGCCCACCTGTTCGGCCTGGAGATCGGCGGCCCCCGCTGGAAGACCGGCCTGGTCGCCGTCCTGCTCACCGAAAGGTTCGCGGTACCGGCGCAGGAGGCGCTGGAGCGCGCCATGTACGGCTACGACCCGGAGGTGCAGGCGGCGAGCGACGAAGCGGACCGGCTGATCAAGACGGCCGAGCACGCCGCTCTCGCCCGCGACTACCAGACGGGAGACGCGGCATGAGCGAGTACATCTACACCGACCTGAACGGCTCTGGCCTCTACGCCGGCACGTCTAGCAACCCCGGCGCTGACGTTTACCTCGACGCGGACGTGCACATCCTCGCCGCCGATCTGCCCGAGGTCGTCGCCGGACTGTACCGGGCCGCCGGGCAGGAGCCGCCAATCCTGCTGCCCCGCTACGCGCCCGAGCCGGAGATGACGCGGGACGGCAAGGTGCGGGCAGAGATCCGGCCGTCCGGGCAGGACATGACGCCCGCCGACGCGCTCGACATGGCGTCCTGGTACGCGACCGCCGCAGAGAAAGCCGCCGCCGAGGCACTCTCCCAGCCGGACCCTGAGCAGGTCGAGGAGATCGTTGAGCTGCTCTACCAGTCCGGTGTCATCGACGACAGCGAGTGGGCCGCCGACCGCGCCACGAAGATCGCCGACGTCTTGCTGCGCGCCGGATACGCCCGGACGGAGGACAAGGCATGAGCGACCTGCCCGACTACGACCAGACCCGCCTCTCACTGGAAGCCCTCCACCACTACGGCTTCACCGTCACCATCCACTCACCGAAGACCTCCCGCGCCGGTCTGTACGACGTGACCGCGTACGGGCTGCGGGACGAGCAGTACACCGGGAAGGCCGTCCATCTGACGGACGCGATCCAGCAGGTAGCCGCCCAACTCGGGACGGACCGGCTGTCCCGGTTCGTATACGACCGCAACCTGGTCGCCCGGATCGTCCAGGCGGGTGTGGCGTGACGGCGCTGATCCCCCTGCACGTGGCAGCCGCCCGGCTCGGCGTGGACCTGCTCACGCTCGGCGAGATGACCGCCCGCGGCGAGGTCGAGTTGCGGTTCGTCGGCGGCGACCACTACGCGATCACCGAGGAGTCCGTGGACGCCTGCCTCGCCAAGCGGGAGCGGTCCATCCCCGTAGGCGAAGGACCGCCGATCGGCGACTACGCCGAGGCCGACTTCCAGCGCAGCAAGCACGACACCGACGACACCCCCAACGACGAGGGAGACGAGCACTGATGGCGATCAGAACCCGCAAGCCGACCGGCGCCGTACCGTGGCCGCTGATCCTCCTGGAAGGCGGCGAAAAGGCCGGCAAGTCATGGGCGTGCGCCGAACTGTCCGCCTCGGAGAAGGTCGGGCAGACGTACTGGCTCGACCTCAGCGAGGGCGCCGCCGACGAGTACGGCGCCGTCCCCGGTGCCCGCTACCTGGTCGTGGAGCACAACGGCACCTGGCAGGACATCGTCGGCCAGGTCGCCGAGATCCGGCAGGAAGCCGCCCGCGCCGCAGAAGCAGGAGAGCCGCCAGTGGTGCTCGTCATCGACTCGATGACGGCCGAGTGGGATCTGCTGAAGGACTGGGCGGCCAACCGGGCGAAGGGCTCCCGGTCGAACCAGCAACGGCTTCAGCGCGACCCGAACGCCGAGGTGCAGGTGCCGATGAACCTGTGGAACGACGCCACCGCCCGGCACCGCCGCCTGATGACGATGCTGATGACCTTCCCAGGCATCGTCGTCATGACCGCCCGCGGCAAGGAAGTCGCCAGCCTCGACCAGTCCGGCCGGCCCGTCGAGGGGTCGAAGGACTACAAGGTCGAGGGGCACAAGAGCCTCGCCTACGACGCGTCGGTGTGGGTGCGGCTGTCGCGCGAGCACGCTCCGATCGTCGTCGGCGCCCGATCGGTGCACGCCGGGATCAGGCCGGGCGTGGACAAGCCCCAGCCGATGCCGGACTTCAGCCTGGAGCGGCTCATCTTCGACGCCCTCAAGTGCGACCCGTCCGCGGCGAACGTCCGCGACATGACGGAGATGAAGCCTGGCAGTGAGGCGCCCGACCTGGACAACCTGTCGGAGTCCGCTCAGCGGTTGCTCGGCGAGGCCGAAGACGCCGCCACTGTCGAGGCGCTGCGGCTGGTGTGGACGGCAATCAACCCGCTGCTCAAGTCGGGCGAGATCACACAGGCCGAGGCGGCGTACGTCAACGAGCGGATTCAGCAGCTCAGCCACCAGCTGGGCGCTGACCAGAGTGGGGCTGCCGCGTGATCGGCAACGATGTGGCGCTCGCCCTCGTCGTCCTCAAGGTCCTCGGCGAGCAGGTGAAGACCGGCGAGTCCGCCGCCAAGCGGGAGGTCGCCGGCGACGCCCTGCCCGGCGACCGGACCACGGCGGCACTGCCCGACGGCACCCCGGTCGGGACGGTCGGGCAGGCCAAGGGCCGCACCAACGCCCG